GATAGGTGATGCGGAACACCATCTCGTCGGTCAGAAACGCGACGTGCATGCTGGTGGCGGCCTGGATGCCGTTCTTGTCGGTCAGCGTGTATTGCGAGAAATCGGCGAGCGCGATGTCGCCGACCGTCCCCAAGGTCGAGGCGTATTCGATCGGCACCACCGGCCGCCCGAGCAGGGTCGCGTGCGGCGCGTCGCGATAGCCGCCGGGCGGGATATAGACCGGGGCGCCGCCGACGCCGACGACTTGCGCCAGGCTCTGCAAGGCCGGCTCGACGTCCTGGTTGATAAACCAGGCGGAGTTCTTGCGGCTGCGGATCCAGCACCGGCTCCACATCTTGTCGATGTTTTCCTTGAGGACCGTCGCCGCCGCCTGGCCGGTCTCCTTGCTGACGCTGACCGTCGCCGGCGCGTTGAGGATGCCGAGCGGCTGGCCGGCGCCGGAGCCTTCGTAGATCGCGTCCTCGGTCATAAACATGATTTCTTCCGAGAACGCCTGGCCGGCGATCGTCGTCAGTGCCGCGGTGTCCTGCAGCAGCTCATCGGTCGTGTACATGACGCTGAAGAGCTTTTTCAGGTCGAACTCGACCAGGCGGAATTTTGGCTTGGTCGCGGTCACACTGGTGCCTTCGGCCGCCCAGTAGGACTGCACGCCGCCCCAGCGCGACCCGGTGGCGCGGCTGGTTTCGTCGATCCCCGGGATCTTCAAGCCGTTGGCCGCGGTCGAGATCTGGATCTTGTTGCAGCGCCCCAGGATCTCGCCCATGTCGTGCGCCAGCATAAAGATCGCCGCGGCAAAATCGATCTGCACGAGAAAGCCGCCGCCGGTCGGATCGACCTCGCTGGCACCGGTCGGCGCGCGGGTGAACATCGCATCGGCGTCGGTGGTGCGCACCAGCCGCGGGTCGGTGTGGGCGCCGCGCGTCTGGTAATAGGTGAAGACCGACTGCAATTGCTCGCCCAGTGAGCGGAAGTGCTTCTGCACGTCGGGCTGGAATTGCAAGGCGCCGCGCGCCTGGCGGACATAGCTCGCGAAATGCGCCTCGCCGCCACCCAATTCGGCGCGCACCGGCCGCGGTGCCTGGCCGTTGCCGAGCGGGTCGTGGCGCCGCCACAATTCGCTGATGTCGCCGCCGCGGTCGTCGCTGAACGCGCCGCCGGCCGGCTGCGCCAGGCTGCGCTGCAAGGCCTGCGCCGCCTCGGCCGCGCGGATCTGCTCGGCCAAAGCGGTTTCCTGCTCCTGCAGTGCGGCGAATTTCTTCGGGTCGAACTCGCGTCCCTCCACGAGGGCCGCCATCTGGTCGATCAACGCACCGCGTTCGGCGCGCAGATCACTGAGCAGCCTCTTGCTCATGCCAACTCCTCTATGTGCCGTTGCCCAAGCGGCTGCTCATGGGCGGTGAATTTCACGCCGCGGCGGCGCGCTGCGCCGCTTCGATGCGCTCGCAGGCGATATCGAACCACCGCGGCTCGATCTCGATCCCGATGAATCGGCGGCAGAGCTGCGCGCAAGCGATCCCAGTTGTGCCAGAACCCATGTAGGGATCACAGATGGTTCCGGGCGCATCGCACTGCTCGACGCACCACCGCATCAGGGCGATCGGCTTTTGAGACGGATGTACCCGACTCTCGCCATTGCCCTCACCGCGGATAATACCTTTCCACCTCATCGCGAAAATTCGGCTGGCACCGCGCCGCGAGTGCCACGCAAACTCGACATCGCTGAATCCGTCCCAAGGCGACATGCCGGCGAGTTTGTCCCAAGCCAGCCACCGGCCGCCCTGCGGTATCTGTGCAGCGAAGTGATTAGCGCCCCACAGCAACACATTGTCGAACGCGACGAACGGCGTCAGATCAAAGGGCGAGTCGTCGCCGACTATGGCCGCCATATTCCGACGTCGGTGCCGGCCGTTCCCACCGCCACCGTACCTGTAGCCAATCCCATAGGGCGGGTCGCTGATGATCGCGCCGATCTGATCCGCGATTCGCGGCAGCACGTCGCGGCAATCCGCGAGGATCAATGTCGCGGCGCCGATCGTCACCTCGCGAATTGGCGTCTCCTGCAACAAAAAACCCGGGAATTTCAAATATGTCACGCGGCCGCGGCGCGCTGCGCCACTTCAATGCGCTGGCAGGCGAGGTCGAACCACCGCGGCTCGATCTCGATCCCGACGAACCGGCGCCCGAGCTGCACCGCGGCCACTCCGGTCGCGCCCGCCCCCATAAAGGGATCGAGCACGAGGTCGCCGGCCCGGCTGTGCAATCTGATGAAATGCGCAGCCAGCGCCGGCGGTTTCGGGCAGGGATGATCCGCTGCCTTGGGGATGATCTTCCTGATACCGTAGCTGCCGGGCCGGATCACATTTTCGACGAGCTTGGTCTCGTCGAACCAGCGGCAGCGGCCGCCCCGCTTCTGCCCGACGAGCACGGTCTCGTAGGAGCGGCGGTAGTGCCAGCCCAGACCCATCGGTCCCTTGTCCCAGACCACCATCTGCTTGAAGCCGAGCAGCTCGTCGAGCCACAGGCTCCAGCGCGCGAATTGCGGATCGGGTCCGCCGCCGCCGCAGCAGCAGCAGCAGCAGCAGCAGCCGCCGCGAAGCAGTCGATTGGCGGCGGCGAAGAGCCACCGCACCAGCCCGTTGGCTTCGACGGCGTCATTGGCGATCGGCCGCACCGGTCCAGGCGTGCCGCGCCCCAGCGCAGCCTCCCGCCGGGAGATCAAGTCGCCGCAGTTGTTGTTGTTGTGCCCGTAGGGTGGGTCGGTGAAGATGAAATCCACCGGACCAAGGCTCGGCAGCACGTCGCGGCAATCCGCGAGGATCAGTGTCGCGGCGCCGATCGTCACCGTGCGAATTCGCGTCTCCTGCAACAAAAAACCCGGCACGAAGCCGGGCGACAAATCGGGGCAGGGGGGAAAATCAGCTGCGCGCGCGCAATACCGTGATCTTGGCGCGGGCGCGTTCGAGCTCGAGCGCGACACCGGGGTCGGGCTCGTCGTCGTCTTCCGGCTCGTCATTGGTCACGACCTGGTCGACGACGCCGCGCACCATGTCGCAGGCCCGCGTCATGTGGTCGTGCGCCTCGCGCAGGCAGCGCTCGTTGTCGGCCGACAGCACGCGGCCGGCGCGCGCCATCTCGATGCGCGCGATGACGCGTTTGACGATCGCGTCCTCGGCACCGCTGCGCACCGCGCGGCCGAGCGCCCGCAAGGCGCGCTGCGCTTGTGTGCCGTGGTCTTCCATGTCTTCTTCCTCGAGGAGCTCGTTGACCTCCTCGGCGGTCATGTCGACGAGGATCCCGCCCAGCGCGCGCAGCGCCAGCGCCAGCCGGTCGGAGAGATCGCTGCCGTCGGCCTCGGCGAGCTCTTCCAGTTCGACGCATTCCTCGAGGCAGGCGAGCCCGTCGAGCAATTGCGCGAGCCAGGCGCAGCAATAGAGATCGCGGCGCAGCACCGTGAAAAAGGCGCGCTTGTCGTCGCCCGATTTCCCGTCGTCTTCGCGCGCCGATGGCGGGCCGTCCTTGTCGATCTTGTCCTTCCAGGCGGCGATGATCTTGGCCTTGATCCGCTCGACCTCGGCGGCGCTGTAGGGCTCCTGGTTCTTGGCCTTGTTGATGTAGTTCCACGCCGCCTTGATGTGCTCCGGGGTGTCGATCGGATAGCGCGGCTTCTTGTCTTCCTGGTAGCCGGGATCGGCATATTCGACATCGCCGTAATCGCCCTTCGGCTTGTCGGTGCGCTTGTCGGCGCGCGAGCTGGGTGTCGGCATCTTTGAGGCCTTCCTGATTGCGTCGAGGCGGTCCTTCGGCACGATTGCGTAATCCTGCAAATCGAGCACCCGCACCGCCCAATCGTGCAGCGGCCGCGTGTCGATCCCGGCCGCGCGGGCGTCGACCAGCGCCGAGGGGAGAGCCGGGATCGGCACCTGGCTGACTTCGAGCAGTTCGACCCTCGTAAAATCGATGCCGCCAGGGCGCGCGCGGTCCTGCGCGTAACGCCATTCGAGCGGCAGCCAGCCGGTCGAGGTGGCGTTGAGATAGCCGCCCTTGACGAGGCGGTAGACCATGTCGCCAAACGGGTAAGTCTCGGCGTCGGGGTATTCGATCGCCCCCATCAGCCGGTCGCCGATCGTGGCGAGCTCGACCATGCGGCCGATCGGCGGCTCGTTGCCGTCATGCGCCCACAGCACCACCGGGTTGGCGAGGTAGTTCGCCAATTCCCAGGCATCGGCCGCGATCGTGTGGCCGTCGCGCCCGACCGAGGGGTCGGAGATCCGGTAGCGGATCACCCGCCCGGCCTGGTGCGGCGCGATTTCGGCCGCCCCGGCGACGGCGCGGCGCAACGGGCCCTGGGTCCACACCTCGCCGCTGTGATTGCCCGCGCCGGCGCCGACGGCGCTCGGCGGGCTTCCCAGGCGATTTTCCGGCATGCTAATGGGATCTCCTGACACGCTTCAGCAACCCGCCCGCGCCCACCGTCGGCGCCGCCATGGAAAAGGCCGCCGACTTCCTCACCGCCTCGATCGCGGCGCGGGCGCGGCGGCGATTTCCGCACGACGTCGCCGCCCGCGCGGCGTTCTTCAACACCGCGGCCGATCGCGCGGCGCAGCGCTTCTGGCGCGCGGAATCGGTGCTGGCGCGCAGCGCGTATACCGTCCGCTGAGCTAGACGCTCGGTGCGGCGTCCTGGTCGGGGCCGTTGTCGGGGCTGACCCCCTCCGACGGCTTGCCGGCGCCGTCGGGGGCCTGGCCGGTCATGTCGCTGCCGTCGATCGGCCCCATGTTGAGCGGCTGCATCAAGACGTCGCCGCCGGCGACCGGGTCGAGCCCTTCGGCCAGCCGAATCTCGTTGGTGGTGAGCCAGCCGGAGAGCCGGCCGACGCGGTAGGCGGTGTAACGCGCCGTCAGATCGGCCTTGAGCAGCACCGACTCGTCGAAATCGACAAACAGACCCTGGCGGTCGAGGTCAAAGCTGAAATCGAAGCGCTTCTCCCAGATGTCGGAATGGCTCGTCAGCGTGTTGTTGCGGTATTCCTGCCCCTGCTGGGTCAGGTTCTGATAGGTGCCGCGGGTCACGTCGCCCACCATGTGCGGCGGCACCCGGAACATCCGGCAGATCTCGATGACCTGAAATTGCCGCAGGTGGATGAATTGCATATCGGCCGGGGTCAGGCTCAAGGGCTGCCATTTCAGGCCGGCCTCGAGCACCGCGATCTGCCCCGAATTGAAGAGCCCGGCGTGGAGCTCCTTCCAGTTTTCCTTGAGCCGCCGGGCGACCTCGTCGGTCAGCGGCCGGTCGGTGGTCAAGACGCCGCTCGGCCGCGCACCATTGCCGAGCAGCCGCGCCTGCTGCTGCTCGTAGCCGAGCCCGAGCGCGATCGCCTCGCGCGCCAGGCTGATCGGGCTCATGCCGACGAGCCCATCGGCCGAGAGATCCTTGAGGTGAAAGATGTCCTCGGCGGGGATCAGCAGCGGCAGCCCGCGCAACACCGCGAGCTCGTGCAAGCCCTGCCGGGTGACCAGCCAGAAGAGCGATCCGTCGGGCGACTGCCAGAGCGACACCCGGTCGGGGTTGATCGGCACCAGCATGACCGGCACCCCGCGCCGGTCGCGCACGATCACCGCATAGGCGTTGCCGCGCAGCACAAAGGCGGTGACCATCTGGCGGCAGAATTCCGGCCAGGTCTGCCAATCGTTGGGGCGGCGCAGCAATTCGCCGAGAAAATGCTCGTCGCGCGCGACCTCGTCGCGCCCCTGATCGTCGCGCCCCTGATCGCCGCGCCGGCGGTAGAGCCGCGGCGCCATCTTGGCGACGTCTTCGGCGAGGATCCGCACGCAGGCCATGACCGCGGTCGCCTGCAATGCGGTCTGCTGCGAGATCGGGATCCCGGTCGCCGAGGGCGAGGAAAAGAGCCCGGCGTTCCAGAACGCCTCGGCCGACATCGTCTCGTCGGTGGCGCGCTTGCAGAGCCCGGCGACCAGCCCCGCCGGCGGCTGTTTGCGGTGGCCGGCGGCCGCCAGCCCGCCAAAAATCGACATCAGCTCGCGCGGATCAATTGCGGGCGATCGCGCTGTAGGCGGTGCCGGCGATCAGCATCGCACCGCCGGCGATAAAGCCGGCCGGCTCGTAGACCAGCCACGCGCCATAGCTGACCAGTGCGGCACCCGCCATCCCGACCAGGTCGCGCAGCAGATCGGGCAAGGCCAGCGCCAGGGATCGCCACATCAGCGTCTCTCTTCCCACTCTTCCAATGTCACAAAGGCGAGGAGCGCCAGCCCGCTGCCGCCGACCAGCCAGGCGAGCGGCGCCGCCACCTGCCCGACCGCCCAAATCAGCGCCAAGAGCGCCAGCAGTGCCGTGATGACGCGGCCCCGGCTCACAGCACCAGGAGCCCGTGGCGCTCGTAATAGGGCTGCGGGTCGGCGCCGGCGGTGGCCTTCCCGGCGGCCATCGTCAGCGCCACCAGCGCGTCGATGCGATTGGTCGCCCGGCGCTTGGAAAACCAGCGATTGTCAAACGCGTCGTGCTCGACCGCCGCCGACATCATCGCGGCGATCAATACGGGGCTGCGGCGCAGGCGGATCCGCCGCTCGAGGATCAGCGTCTCGAGCGCGTCGACCGAGCCCGGCATCCACAGCCCCGATTCCTTGGCCCGCCGCACCCCGCCCTGCGGGTGCTCGAGCTGTGTCATGGTCACGCCGAGCGCGTCGAGCTCGATCGCAAAATTGCTGTAGGCATAGCGGTCATAGACCAGGCATTCGATGTCGAGCTCGGCGCCGAGGGCGGCGACGCGCGCCGCCACCAGGTCAAAGCGCACCTTGCGGCCCGGCGCCGTGTTGAGCCAGCCCTCGCGCACCCATACGTCATAGGGGGCCTGGTCGCGCAGGGCCCGCTCGGCCAGGGTGTCGCCCGGCGTCCAGGCCTCCACCCAGCCGGCAAAAGTCGGCAGCCGGGCGGACCCGCCGGACCCGCCGGACTCGCCGCCTGGGGTTTCACGTGGAACGTCGACAAAGCCCGTTCGCACGATGACGGCGAGTGCCGTCAGGTCCTGACTGCCCGAGAGATCGAGGGCCACCACCGCGCGCTCGCCGGCGAGCTCATCGGGATCGAAATCTTCCAGCACCGCCTCGAGCGCCGGGCGGCTCATCCAAGTCTCTTCGGCCTCGGTCCAGCGGCAGAAATGGAGCCGCAGGATGCCATTCAGCCGCCCCGGGATCGCCTGCGCCTGGCGCACCACGCCGGCGAGATAATCGGGCTGCACCGTGACCCCCAGGAGCGGGTTGGCCTTGGCCCAAGAGCCCGGGTCGGCGAGCGGGTCGTCATCCTTGTCGAGCCCGCCGACAAAGCCAAAGCTCTCGTCATCGACCGGCTCGCCGACAAAGGTGAAATCCTCGTCGGGGGTCATCGTACCGGCGGCGCAGCGCACCGCGTGCTGGTGCTCGTCCCACGCCACCGAGTGGCGGTCCGAGCCCGAATTGGTGGTCATCACCAGGAGCGGCTGGCGGCGCCATTTGAAGCCGCGCTCGAGGGTCTCGATGATCAGCCGGTCGGGGTGCTCGTGCACCTCGTCGCAGAGCGCGCAATGCGGCCGCGGGCCCGAGCCGGTCTTGCGCTTTTCCGAGCTGATCGGTCGGAAAAACGAGCCGGTCCTGAGATCGGCGAGGTTCCACACCGGGTTGCCACCGCTCGGCACCAGCCGTGCGGCCAGCGCCGGCGACTGGTCGCGCATCGCCACCGCGTCGCGAAAGAGGACCATCGCCTGGTCCTTGTCGGCCGCCGCGGCATAGATTTCGGCGCGCAGCTCGCCATCCGCCAAGAGGCAGTAATGCCCGATCCCGGCGGCCAGCGGCGACTTGCCGTTGCCCTTGGCGATCTCGATATAGGCGCGCCGGAAGCGCCGGGTCCCGTCGGCCCGCCGCCACCCGAAAATCGACCCGACGACAAATTGCTGCCACGGCGCGAGGTCGAACGCGCGCCCCTCGAACTGCCCGCCATTGAGGCGCAGCACCTCGGCGAAAAAGCCGATCGCCCGCGCGGCCGCCGCCGGATCCCAGCGCAATCCGCGCGCGCATCCCCGCTCGAGGTCGGCGAGATGCCGCCGGCATGCGTTTCTGACATGCGGCCCGGCGACGATGGCGCCGGCGAGCACCGCGCGCGCATAGCTCGCGACCGGGTCAGCCAAAGTAGCGGGTGGCCGGGTCCGTTGTCCGGTTGTCATCCTGCTGCCCGCCGAGCCGGGTGCGGCTCGCCGGCGAGAGGCCGAATTCCGAGCCGAATTGCCGCATTTCCGCCGCCGCCTCGCCGCGCACCTTGAGCCACGGGTTCTTGACCGGGATCCCGTGCGTGTCGAGCACCAGCTCGCCGAGCGCGCGGATCTGCCGATCGGCCGCCGCCCAGCTCGCCCAGGCTTCGCAATAAGCCGCAAAGAACGCCCGGTCGGCGGGGGTCAGGAGCCCGAGGGCCGTGAGCTGCGGGGCGAGCCGCCGCCATTCTGTTTGCGCCGCCGCGGACAGCCCGGCGGGGCGCCCCGCCTGGCCGCGGGGCCGCGGGGTATCCTTGATCGGCCGCTTGCCGCGATTGCCCTGGACGAGCCGCAGCGCAGCCGGCAGCGGCTTTCTGCCCCTCACCGGATGTGCACCGGCTTGCCGGCCCGGAGCGCCCGGCGGATCGTGTCCTCGGTGCCGCCGCTGCGGTCCGCGGCGGGAAACGCGATCACCCAGTCGCAATCATCGACGATCGCCTGGTTGCGCGCGTAATAGCCGCGCACCGCGTCGCCATAAGAGCGCACCGCGACGCGGCGCGGCCGGTGCACCTTGACCTCGAGACCGCGCGTGTGGGCGGCTTCGGCGGCCCAGCTGTCGGGCCCCTTGGCCCCGCCCGAGACGACGACCGTGCCGTCCGCCAGCCGCGCGACCTCGTCCTCGACGGCACTCTTGTCGGTGCGCCGCCGCGAGCCGACGATCGCCACCCGCTTCATGCTCATTTCACGGTCCCGGCGAGCCACACCGCGCCCACGGCCGCGAGACCGCGCCCGCGGATCCGGCCGAGCGCCTCCTCGATGTGCCAGCCCGAGGTCGCGATGTCGTCGATCACCAGCACCGGCTGTTCCGGCTGACATTGCCACGCCAGCGCCGGCAATTTGGCGAATTCCTTGGGATGACTGACGCCGGAAACAAAGCGGTCGGCGAATACTTCAGCAAACCGCAAGTCGAGCCGGGCCGCCACCGCCGCCCCCAGCCGCTTCGCAAAGCAGTCGGGCCGCCGCGAATGACCGCAGGCGATCGACGTCACCACCCAGCCGCCGAGACGTCCGAGAAGCAGCCCGATCAGCTCCGCGAGCTCGCCCGCGGCCGCCGCGATCAAATCGGCATCGAGGGCCGCCTTGCAAGCCTTGAGACGCGCGAGGTCGGCGCGCTTGGCATCGGCCCGCCAGCTCCGCACCGAGCACCAGCTGACCTGGTTGCGCCGGTAGAGTGCGGGCCGCCACACCAGCCCGCCGAGCGGGCTGTGCCGATCGGCTGCGGGTGCCGGCGGCGCCCCGAGCCAGCGGAGGCTCGCGGTCACCTCGCCGAGGCTATGCACTCGGCCGATCGGCGCCGTTGCGCCAATTTCGCGGCATCGCGCGCGTTGGGCCGTTGCGGTTGCACGCCGGCGGGCGAAGTTTTGGCAAACCCCCTATCCTAAAGCCCGCGCGGCTCATGCTGATCGCGATCCCAGCGGCCAGCCTTCGACGTCGCAGCCGATGAGCCGCGCTGCGGCGCGGCCGGTGCGGCGTTCTTTCATCTGGGCATCGTGCGTCGCGCATAGACTTCGCAAATTGTCGAGCCGGTCGAATTCCGTCGGCTCGGGCGAGCGCGGTCGCGTTGCGATGTGATCGACGACGGTCGCTTGGCGGCGGCAGCCGTTGACCGCGCATCGCCAGCGGTCGCGCTTTAGTGCTGCGGCGCGCAATGCCTTCCAATGCTGGGTTTGGTAATAGCCGTGCGTCGCCAGGTCGGTTGCTCAGCCATAGTCGTCGTCGGGCTCGTCGTCGCACGCCGATGCACCGCGATGTACCGCGATGTACCTCATGCCGCCTTGCGGATGCGTTCGATCAGCCAGCGCATCACCGGGACCGCCATGCTGTTGCCGATCGCGCGGTAGCGCGGCCCATCGGCCGCCGGCTTGCCGCGGTACTCGATCGCCGTCCAGTCGTCGGGCAGCCCCTGCAGCCGCTCGCATTCGCGCGGCGTCAGCCGCCGCGGCGGCATGCCGACACAGTTGCGCAAGCGAAAATGTTTGCCCTCGTGGGTGTAGGTATGGCCGTGCCGCACCAGCCGGTCCGCGACCAGCAGGCCGATCGGCGTGCCGGCGCCGCGGCTCTCCGCGGCGGTGGCTTCGAGCGTTGCGG